TGATGATCACGATGATATCGGATTCGGAGTACCCGAGCCTTGGAATTCATCCCCGAAGGTAGCTTCAGCCATCGTTGCCGCTAATAAGGCCGTGAGAATTGCTGTTCTGCTTCTGGGAGACAAGGTTGGAGAGAAGACGATTGAAGCTCAGGCTCATGATCTGATGGCTTTGGATTCCGGTGCCCTTGATCGTACAATGCAACGTTTTGCAGACAGTCAGCACTTATATGCTGAGGACGACAAGGAAGACGACGAGAAGAAGGCCGAGGACAAGGAAGACGACGAGAAAAAGGCGGAAGACGAGTCCGAGGAGAAGGAAGAGAAAAAAGAGGCTTCCAAGAAGGATTTCAAGAAGGATAAGAAGGCCGAGGACAAGGAAGACGACGAGAAAAAGGTCGAGGCCGAGGATAAGGAAGACGACGAGAAAAAAGAGGCCGAGGATAAGGAAGACGACGAGAAAAAAGAGGCTTCCAAGAAGGATTTCAAGAAGGATTTCAAGAAGGATAAGAAGGCTGAAGACGACGAAGAGGAGAAAGTCGAGGCCGCTGATGAGTCCGAGGAGAAGGAAGAGGAGAAAGAGGCTTCCAAGAAGGACGATAAGAAAGGTAAGAAGGCTGAAGACGAAGAGGTCGAGTGTGAGAAAGAGGCTTCGAGCTTCCGCTCCACGGAAATGGATATTGAACTTTCAGGACCGGTCGATGACGATCTGGACCCTGTGGAAGTTGCACGGCTGAGTTCTCTGTTTGATGATGGCATCAATGCGGAGGACGAAGAGGACTCCTGTAAGAAGGAGGCATCTCAGAATAAGGCTGGCATTAAGAAACTCGGCGGACAGCCGAAGGTCGCTAGTGCGGACGGTACTGGCGTTGAACTAAGCTCTCTCTGGAATTCGGCTCCGGATGTGAGTGAAGTGTTTAGATAAGTCGAAAAAACAAAGGAGAATCAGATATGGCATTAAGTATCCTGATAAGGGGACAGCTCGATTCGATACCGGTCATTTCCGATGCTTGCTTCACAAAAGCAAACTACGGAAATAACACGAATACGACTCTGAGCGCAAATACCCCGAGGGGTGTACTTGGCGGATCGGTTGCGGCTTGCTCGGCAGGCTTGGACTATACCGCAGTACCAATGACCACTTCTCTGATGCCTCTGGGTCTGTTCGTAAACGATGCGGCTGGTGCCGCATTCGAAAACAGTCCAGCAGTTGCATCTGGCAAGTTGGCCATCATGAAGGGTCTGGCTTCAGTTGAAGTTGACGTGTATGAGACAAGAAATGCGGCTGATAACGCAGATCTTACCTATGCAGTCGGCGAGAAGCTTTACGGTTCAGCTTATGGACTTCTGACAAACGAAACAACCGCATCGTCAGTTGTTATCGGTATCGTCACGAAAGCACCATCAACATCCAGTCCTACCCTTGGTTTGGACATGCGCATATAAGGAGATAAAATTATGGCTATTGATAATCAAACCAAGCAAGAAATCATATCGATGCACATCAAAACTGCCGCTGGTCGTCAGCGTTTGGCCGCAAGTATGATTCAGCCTCTGCGTAGGCGGAGAGACTACATGTCCGTTGGTCGTAAAGCATTTTTCGTTGAGGCTTTGCCTGACGGTGCTCTTCCGATCTACGACAAGGACCCGAACATCACTGCATACGTGGTTGGTGAAGAGGGTGAAAACATTGTTGCAGTTTCGAAGTCGAAACGTGTAATGTTCCCGCTGTTCGAGATTGCATCGAATCCGGAAATCCAGCTTACTGAAATCAAACAGCGTCGTTTCGATCTGATCGAGCGTTCTGTTGACCTCGGTAAGGCAGAGATTCAGGCTGAGGAGGATCGTAAGGTTTTCGCAGTTATGGATGCACTGTCCGCTGATGCGACCAACCCGAACCCGGCAATCCCGGTTACAGGTAATCTGACCGCTAATGCTCTGGCTGATGCGTTTGCAAACATTGAGCGTACAGACGTTCGTGTTGCCACCGTCTTCCTGAATGCGAAGGATTACGCTGACCTGCGTAAGTGGGACCGTGACACGCTGGACGTTGAGACTCAGGCACAGTTGCTGAAGACTGGACTGATGGCTACCATCTGGGGAGCAAAGCTGATCGTATCCCGTATCGTACCGGAAGGTACCGTATACGTATGCGGTGAGGCAGAGTTCTTCGGTCGTGTTCCTGTCAGAACAGAGCTCACAGTTCTGTCGGCTGATGATCCCAAGAACCGTCTGATCGGATTCTCGATGTTTGAGCAGATCGGTATCGGCGCATATAATCCGTTTGCCCTTCAAGTTTTGTCCATTACAAGAGTTTAATCTTTAGTGATAGTCTTAAAGAGCTAGAAGAGCTAGAAG